GGCATCGAACACAAGTTCCATGGCAGGTTTCTTGTAGTGAGCTCGTGGTCCGTTTACGGGTGGGGATTTATGATGTTCTGCCCTTTTGGCAAGATCGACGCTTACGATTTTGAACCCTTCTGCCAAAAGCCTTTCCTCAAAGCTATCATACTTTGACATTGGACCTTCGGCAGTAAACCTGATCTTATGAGACATAAGTCCTCCTATTTCGTTTTCAGTCTCTCCTACTCTAACTTACGCCCCTGGCTTTTCTTCTTTTTGAATAGTCTTATCTCTTTCCCCCGCTGCCCATGTTTGGTGAAACCGCTGTAATCGAATTATGGTGTCTCGAAACGAGTGAGTTCCCGGTACCATGGTTAGATCATCTAAGATCAATCTAATCTGTCTGCTGGTAAGATGCCGAGCGAGGACTTGGTGTATTTTCTCTATAGTGTTGTACGAGGCTACCATTTAATCTTCCTTTGGCTCCTCCACTTCTGCGTCTATTTCCCCTGTGCCTTCGCAATGGGCACATGGCTCGCGACTTACGATCTCCATTTTTTCAGGGTCATATACTATATTCCAACAGGTGCCGTGACAGCAAGGACAAGTGACCTTTGGCATAGTTATCTCACATATATGGTTTCAAGATAATCTGCTAAAGCCACGAGCGAAGATTGTGCAACCCTTAGTCTATTCGCGTTGGTTGCTTCAATGGCAATGCTCTGTTTACCACAAATCATTGCCATGGTTCGAATAACTTGGATGATGTCATTGCCTCTGGTTACTGTTTCCAACAGGTCTTCATCCGCTGTTGATAATGTCATGATAGTTGATCCTTCACATGCCACCGTAGTCTCATGTCACTATTCAAAGCTGTCTCGGCTCCTACTAACTTCACTCGCACCATATTATTAAATTCTTCTTCCGTCATGTCAAGCGACGTGTACACCGATATGGTGAAGTGTTTTTCATGCTTGGGATTTATTGCGCACATGGAGAGTCCCTTTACCCTTAATTGTACTTTACAAATGTGCGAAGCGCAAGCAAGAAGTGGGGCCTCCCCGCTCCTCTCACTGCGGGTAAGAGGCGTAAGAGGCCCCTGGACGGGGAGCACAAATCCCGCCCATCAGCCCACGGCTCACTTCGGGGCGACAGGATTGTCGAAGCCGTGGGTTTTCACTTTGCGAATCTTGGTCGCCAACACTCCCAGAAACTTCCGTTGAGGATATCCATATACCGGTGAATACCGGATATGTCGTGCATAAGATTTTTAATGTCTGCGTCGAGCAGACCAGCTAGTCGGAGAGGGCAGATCTCTTCGTGACATGTTTTCAACTCACTAGCTATGTATTCAGGTTTGATGTCTATGCCGTGAATACAATAGAATTGAGAGGCACGGTTAGCGATCAATCTGATCAAGTTATTGTCTTCTTGTATTCCCATTGCTGCCTTCTCCATAGCTTTTATTATACAGGGGCTTGTCAAGAGGCACAAGTTGTGGTAGCGGCTCTGTTCTAACGGACGCAGAGCTTTGAGCCACGTCTCGTTAGTCATGGTTCCCATCTTAGGTGCAGGGGGACCTGTTCCTTCCTTGTCACATGGATAAACCTAAAGAAGGCGAAGTTCTTGGGCCGAGGAGTCATGCATTTAATGTCAAGGGTCTTCCGCCTAAAGAATGGCTCCGACAGGTATATGAAGATGACTCATTGCCGATGTCAGTGAGAATTGACGCGGCGAAGGCTTGTGCTGCGTACGAGCATCCTCGCCTCCAGCAGGTAGCCAGCGATATCACGGCAGGAGTAACAATTCGCATTGAGGGTGGTCTTCCCGATCTTCCTGGCACCAATATTATAATGCCAGAAACAGAGAATAGTAATAAGAAGACAAACGGCAGCGGAAATCCAGAATCGTAGCATAGTGTGAATCAGCCCCCCTGAGCCCGGTGCTACGACAAGGGGGAGTCGGGCGTGTTCCCAGCCCGGACGTACCGGCTCCCCCGATGGGCTAGATGACAGCATTTGTTCCTATTCCAACTTCTAATGATAAAGTAATTAGTCTGCCCAATTTGCATCCTGGGCAGATAGAAGCTTTCTTGATGCAAGCCCGTTTCAGGGCGTTGCGATGTGGCAGAAGATGGGGAAAGACAAACTTCCTCAAAACGGTAGCCTGTGATTTTGCTGCGAAGGGTGCTCAGGTTGGATGGTTTGTCCCTAACTACCGATATGCTTCGGAGGCTTATTCGGAAAATGAGGTAACGCTAGAACCGGCCGTTCGAAACTCCTCACGCAACTTGGGCATCATTCATACAACTACTGGAGGTCGTATTGAACTCTGGACCCTCGAAGACGAAAAAGCTGGACGGTCCCGCCGTTACCATCTCGTTATCATCGACGAGGCCGCGTTCACCAAATCCAATGCCATCCAAATATGGGAAAAAGCGATCCGTCCTACCTTACTTGATTTTAGAGGAGCGGCCATCATTGCGTCGAACACTAACGGCATCAACGAGGATAATCTTTTCTGGCGAATCTGCAATTTGCCAGAGTACGGATTCAAAGAATATCACGCACCGTCACATAGCAATCCTTTCCTCCCAGCCGACGAACTGGCACGTCTTGAGCGCGACAACCACCCCCTCGTCTACGCCCAAGAATACTTAGCGGAGTTTGTTGATTGGTCGGGAGAAGCTTTCTTCAGTCTAAACAATATGCTAACAGAAGGTAAACCTGAGTCATTCCCTCAGCGATGTCTCTATGTATTTGCCACCATGGATACTGCTGTCAAAACGGGCAAAGAGAATGATGGCACTGGAGTTATTTATTGGGCCTACGAAAAACTTGGGGAAGAAAAGTGGCTCAAGATTATTGATTATGAATATTTGCAAATTGAAGGCTCGATGCTTGAGACTTGGCTACCGGTCGTGTACAACAATCTTGAGGAGTATGCCAAGAAATGCGGATCCCGACTAGGACACCGAGGTTGCTTTATCGAAGACAAGGCAAGTGGGTCGATCCTGCTACAGCAAGCGCGTCGCCGAATGTTAGTAGTAAACGAAATGCCTCAGAAACTCACTCAATTGGGCAAAGCAGAACGCGCTATCAACGTAAGCGGATACGTATTCCGGGGCATGGTTAAGATTCTCGAAACTGCGTATGATAGAGTTCTTACCTATAAGCAGGTAACAAAGAATCATCTTCTTGGTCAAGTCCTTGGGTTCCGTGTAGGTGATGTAGAAGATAGACAAGATGATTTGCTTGATGCATTTACCTATGGTATCGCAATCTCCTTGGGTAATTGGGAGGGATACTAATGGCACGCGCACCTCGTCATGAAGTTGAAACTGAAGAACAACCAGAACAACTTGTTCATGGGGTTATAAGTATCACCGCAGCTTCAGTGGGGACTGCTATTGATACTGGTCCTGCTAATGTTACTCAGATTCTTTTTACTGCTCCTCCAACATCTTATGAAATACCGCAGTTTGATCCTGGTACAGGACTTCCAACAAAAGGATATTTTACTTTAATAGATTCAGTAGCTGGTTCTCCTGCTCGCGTACTCTACAGTGTCCATGCGGGGGTTAATGGGGCTCATTCTCCACATGCTACTCATAAAATGTCAGGTTATAGTATTCCTTTCTCTGGTAGTCTTATCGTTCAATCATGCCCTGCTGGTTCAACATGGTCAGTAACGACAGCATGAGATATCTATGCCTACGCAGAATGTTACCTCAGCGAATGTCGGCACAGTCCTTCAAACAAATATTAGAGTAAATGGTATTTCTATGTCGGTGTCGCCATCGGCAGCCGGATATTTTGATTATTTTGGTTTGTCTGATAGTGCTGTAGTCGGTGGTTCTGATCTTTTTAATATTCGACCTGCAATTCAGTATATTAGCACTGGAAGTCCGCTTCTTACTGGAGCCAAGTTTTTTGCTCAAAGTCTCTTTTTAGATAATTGTCCGGCTGGTAGTACCTTTGTCATCACTTATGAAGTTCCGCCTACTCTAACGACTCTTGCTCCTGCTACGGCTGTTCATGCTACTGCTCCTTTGACAATGACTTGTACTGGCACTGGATTTACG